GCAGCCATGCGGCAAGCATTGCTGCGCTACAAACCGTAGCGATCCCAAGAAAGGACGCTATAAATAAGTCTCCGTTTACGGCAGTAGACGGATTTGAGTATGACAAAGGAGAAGACTAATGGCAGAAGCCAAACCTATGCACTTAATTAAAAATGTTACAGCTATGTATCCACGTCTGGATCAGACTTACAGATACGACAGAAACATCCCACCAAGGGGTAAAACTGTGCCTTGTGGCCCAACAGAAGAGAATGCGAAGTATGAAATGGACTTCCGCATGACTGAGGCACAAGCAAAAGAGCTGTATAAAGCCATGGTAGCCGCATATAAAGAACAGGCGGCTTCTGATTGGCCTGCTATGCCCAAGCACACAGACGTGTTTGAGGTAGATATGGACGGTGGTTACATCGGTTCTGTACAGTTAAAAGGTCAGTATAAAGGCAAGGTAACAGAACCACCCTTGCATGTAGACGCAAAGAATAGGAAGTTACCGCCATCATTCAAGCTTACTCATGGCAGCACTATAAACATAGGAGTTACTCTTGTGCCTTATAGTATGAGTTCACACGGAGTATC